CTCTAACTAAATAGTACATGGAATCTAAATTAACAACATTAGCAGAAGAAAAGAAACAGGCAGGCCTTAAAACCATGTCGAAGGATTCTATTGCTTGGTTAAAAGAAAAGATTGTTGAAATCAAAAGACCAGATAAAATATCTGCCGCCATTAGAGGTGAGACATTTAGAAAAGCTAATCAGTTTAAGATAGGAATGATGTATTGTTTTTTTTATGATCCAAAAACAAAAGATGATTTACCGTATTGGGATAAATTTCCAGTAGTTTTGGTATTAGAAAGGTACAATGATGGTTTTCTAGGATTGAACTTGCATTATCTACCAATAAAATACAGAATGGCATTTCTGTCTAAACTGATGAGGTTTGCTCAGTTGACAGCAGAAGATGATATTAAGCGTATGCGTATATCCTATGAGATCCTAAACTCAGCCAAGAGATACGCAGAGTTCAGACCAATGTTGAAAAGATACTTATTTGGTCGCCTTAGGTCAAAATTACTAATGATTCAACCAAATGAATGGGATGTTGCATCAATGTTACCTCTACAGCAATTTAAAGGTGCTAGAACTTCCACAGTATGGAAAGATTCTATGCAACATTACAAAGACCATATGGCACACTTTAACCAGGAAGAAGAATAAAATGGGTACAATAAGTCAGTTTACAGCTAAAATTGGAGAAATTGCAAGGCCTAAACTTTTTGATGTTACTATTTCTCCGCCTGGAAAATTTCTTGGCGCAGCTGGAGGACCTGGATTTTTGGAAAATAAAGGTCTCAAAGATTTAAAATCTGTTGCAACAAATTTTAATTTTAAATGTGAATCCACAAATATACCAGGAAGAACATTTGCTACGACAGAACAAAAATTTGGATCAAATCCAACAGAAAAACATGCATATCATACAACATATAACGATATTGATATGACTATTATTGTTACGGAATCCGGCGAAAAAAATAGAGGATTACGAGAAAAAAGATTCTTCGATGCATGGATGAATTATATTAATCCATTAGAAACATATGATTTTATTTACAAACAAGATTATGTTGGGCAAATAACAATCAATCAGTACAATAGTTCAGGTGATGAGATTTTTGCTTGTACATTACTCGATGCTTTTCCAATTTCTGTCAATCAACTAGATTTGGATTGGTCAAGTGATGGTTATCACAAATTAAATGTAACTTTTGCCTATACTCGTTGGATAGCTTAACTTATATAATTACTTAATGAAAAGGAAATAGACTATGGCTTTACCAAAAATAGATTCACCAATCTTTGAATTGACTTTACCACTCAGCAAGAAATTAGTACGCTTCCGTCCTTTCTTAGTGAAAGAACAAAGAAATCTAATGATGGCTATGGAGGCAGATGAAAGAGAAACAATTGAAAAGAACATCAAGCAAGTTCTTCATAATTGTACCTTGACAGAGAATATTGATATTGATAATCTACCTATTATCGATATTGAATACTACTTTATTCAACTGCGAGCCAGATCCGTTGGTGAAGTTGTACAAAACAAATACCGTTGTGAGAACAAAGTAGAAGATAAATCTTGTGGCAACTTGATGGAAGTTAACATAAACCTATTAGACATTAAGATTACTGAATCACAAGAAAACAATTCTGAGGTTCAACTTACAGATAATATTATGATTAAATTGGGTTATCCAAAGTTTTCTGCACTTGATTCTGTGAAAGATTCAAAAAGTTCTACAGATATAGCTTTTGAAATGATTGTGAATAGTGTTGAACATATTTTTGATGGTGAACAATTCTATTATGCAAATGAAACAAGTAAAGAAGAATTGATTGAATTTATTGAATCTTTGAATCAAGAACAATTCTCCAGAATCGAAGATTTCTTTGATAATCTTCCTGTATTGAATAAGCGAATTGAAATGGATTGTAAGAAGTGTGGTTTTCATCATACTATTGAGGTGGAGGGCCTCGAAAATTTTTTCGGGTAGTGATGCGGCATGATACTTTGAGAAATTACTATACAACTAATTTCGCATTGATGCAGCATCACAAATATAGCCTGACTGAATTAGAAACCATGTTACCTTGGGAAAGAGATGTTTATATTAGTTTGCTTACACAACATATTCAAGAAGAAAATGAAAAGATAAAACAACAAAACGCAACTAAGAGATAAAAATGGAACAAAAAGTTTTCGACAGTATGCTCAAGTCCGGTGAATTTGAGCAAATGTTTAATGAAAATAAAATCAACGAATTGTTGAGTGTTGGAAACTTGTCTAAAAAACAAATAGACAAATTGGTCGAGCTTGGTAAAAAATTATCTAAGAGTGAGTTAAAGAAAAGGCAATTAGAATTATCTAAACAGCCTGGATATAAAGAACATATATTGGTTCCGTTAATTCAAAAAATTCTTGCTGAACAAGGTCGTTCCCGTGATCCTGAGACTGGTCGATATGTAAGAAAGGCGGAACAACCACCTGAAGAACAGAAACAAGAGGAAGAAGATCCTGAAGATTCAGGAGATGAACAAGACACAGCAGAAGAACCTGAAGATAATAAAGAAACGAAAACAGGTGGATTGGGTAATAGATTCAAGAAAATAGCCAAAAAGTTTATTCCTCAGAAAATGAAGAATATGTTTTTAGGACCCAAATCAAATACATCACAAACAATAAATTCAAAAGTCAACACAGAATTATATACTAAAGTTGGTTCTTCTAAAAGACCTAAACTGCGTAAAGGTGACGGTGCAGGTACTGTAGGTGCTAAAATTTACTCCATTTTAAGAAATGATATAGAAGAAAAGAAATTAACCAAAGAGTTAAAAAACAATTTTCGTGAGAGTAAAGTGGATAATGAAAAGAGAAGACATGATGAGATAATGGAAGCTTTAGGTCACAGTAGTGGAGGTAAAACTGAGAAAACTGGTAAAAGTGATGAAGAAGTCGCTTCTAGTGGTGCCGGAGAATTGATAACTATGTTAGGTTTAGGTGCAGCTGCGGCTGGCGCCATTGGTGCAGTTGGTGTGGCATCAATGAAAACAAGTTCATCACCAGCATCATCAGCTGCAGCTGCACAAATATCTACAAAAAAAAGACAATATTCAGAAGATTTACAATCACCTCCAGTTCCTTTAGGAGGTGATAAAACATCAACAGCGTCAACGTCTCCTTCAGCGGCCGGGCCAGAAGAAATAATTGGCCAACACAATCGTCTATCTAAAAATGTAGAATCAACAACACCAGCAGAACCAGCACCAGCGGAACCAGCACCAGCGGAACAAGCACCAGCGGAACAAGCACCAGCAGAACAAGCACCAGCAGAACAAGCACCAGCAGAACAAGCACCAGCAGTATCAGCAACCCAATCTTCGGTGTCCAAAACATTTGTGGGACCTGGATTTAGTACTTCTGAAGGCACTCGATGGTCATATGTACTAGCTGGCGCGGATCCCTCTACATACACATTTTCCGCAAATACTGGCCAAAAGAAAAGCGACCTTGATTGGGGACCTAATTCAATTGGAAAAAATGGTGCAGCTGCAACGGCCATGGCCAAAGAAAAAAATAATGCAAGTAAATTGCCTGATTTGGTGGCCGTATTTGATATGCAATCCAAAAATCAAAAATTGGTTTCTCAAGCAGATATAGAAAGAGAGAAAGGCCGATACATTCGAATAAAACCTGCAGCTGCAGCATCGGCAAAATCTAATGTTGCAACTGCACCAACAACGGCCGCAGCTGTTGTAGGTACGGCCGCTGCTGCAAAACCTGTGCCCGTTGCTAACGCTACAGCTACACCATTACCAGCTGAAGCTGCAGCTGAAGCTGCTGCAGCTGTTCCTGCAAAAGATACTTCGAGTGAAATGATTATAGAAAATCAAGCTTCCACAACTGCAGCCAAAAAACCTACAGCAAAAAAAGAACCAAAAGCAAAACCTAAAACGCGACAACATTATACAGGAGATATGTTTGCTAAAGATATAAACGGTCATTTTGTTAATATGACAGAAGAAGTATATGGATTATATAAAGAATATTTTGATAAAACCGGAAAAGAAATTCCATTTACCAGTAATATTCGCACTGAAGCGGAGCAACAAGACGAGCGCAACAAAGGTAGATACAATGATAAAAAAGGCCGCTGGGAAACTTCAGCAGGTCGCCCTATCGCTGATTATAGTGAACACTTTATGGGTGCTGCTATTGATGTAAGTACCAAGTTAACTCCGGATATGAGGAAATTTCTTAAAGAAAATGGATGGTATCAACCACTTCCCGTAGATGATGATGTGCATTGGGTAAAGAATCCAAATTTCAAGCCTGAGGAAAAAAAACCAGTTTTGGTAACACCAGCATTACCAGCATTACCAGCATCAGCACCAAAAAAGATTAGTTATAACACTTTAGACATAACACCAACCTTATTAGCATCAAATGATTCTGATAATTCTAGCACTCTAAGTTCAAATGATGTTATGACTGGTTTACGATTAAATCAAATTTCTTCCTTAAATATGGATCAGAAAAAAAGAAATACGATGCAACCTATCGTTCTTGTAAATAACACTACAACTATAATAGGTTCAACTAAAAAAGAAACCACTTCAATACCAACAGATCCTGATTACAATGCATATTCTCCCTATGCAGCATAACAAAAGAGAATAAAAATGGACTACAGTAAAGCAAAAAAAATAAGAAGCCAGAGCCTCAAAGATTTAATCATAGACAGAACCTTAAATGGGGAGGGCTTTGGTAAATCTATTTCCAGTTCCATAAAAGATAAAACTAAAGCTAAACTAACAGGCCTCAAAGAGAAATTTGATCCAATGAATATCTCCCGTGCAGTTGGAGGAAGATTAGGTGCATATGCATATGGTAAACTTGCAGGTAGAAGTGATAAAGATATGGCTTACTTTGCAGGTGTAAAAAACAAAAAATCATCAGCTGACGCATCAGCTCTTACACCAGTTAAGAATGATCCTCTAGTTTCAAAAGTATCCGACGGTGAAAATAGACCAATCAGAAAAGGTGAAGGTCTTTCCACTATTATGGCTCGTATTTTCAATTTGTTAAAAAGACAAATTTTAGAAGAAAAGAAAGAGAGAGAAATTGCTGCGGATTTTGAAGAAGAACAGGAAGATGAGAGAGAATTAAGACATAAAGAATTACTTGATGCTCTAAAAAATTTAGGTGGTGGAACTGCAACTGCTGAAAAAAAAGGTAAAGGTTTTCTTGAAAGGATGATTGAAATAGTCAAAAAAATATTGGCCGCAGTATTTTTAAAACTTAAACCATTACTGACTGTTTTGAAATCAATAATAAAAGCAATTGCTTTAAATAAAGATTTATCAACCTTACGAAGTATTGCATCATTAGCTATGGCGTTTCCGGGTGTTGCCTTGGTCGCAGGTGGGGCTGCTGCTGCAGTTGTAATATCCAGAGATGTTGAACAACGCCAAGAAGCTATGAGAGCTGATCCTTATAATCCTAAATTTAAAGATGAACCTTATGCAATGATTCAAAGGGGTGAAGCTTCCAACAACAGTGAAGCTGGAGCATTAAACGCACAAAAAATAGGAAAACAAAAACCTAGAGATATAGTCGAATCAATAATGACCAATCCTGATTTTACTGATGTGGTAAAAAAGCAAGAGTTATCTGTTCAAAATTTACAACAAGTAACGGACTGGTTAGCAAAAACTCAAGGTAATCAGAGAGCTAAATTTCAAGGTGAAGTTACAAATAAAGCTGGAAAATTAGTTACTCTTTCAGGTGGTACAGATGAAAATTTAGTTGTTCCGGCCACTAATCCAAAAAGTGCAAAATATGTTGCTCCAGCGCAGGCGGCACCACAAGTTATTGATGTAAAAGGTGCTGGTGAAAATATTATACCTGCAGATAATGTTGGACTAGACGGCCGACCATTAACTCCAGCTCCAGCACCAGCAGCTGCTCCAGCACCAGCAGCTGCTCCAGCACCAGCAGCTGCTCCAGCGCCAGCAGTTGCTCCAGCGCCAGCAGTTGCTCCAGCGCCAGCAGTTGCTCCAGCGCCAGCAGCACCAGCAGTGCAAGCGGCCGATGTAAAATCAGCAGTAAAAGTAGAAGAATCAGCACCAAAACCGGAAGCTGCAACTGCTGTACCTGCTAGTAAACCTTACAGAGAAATTGCAAAAAATATAAGAGTAGATTCTACAATATCCGATGAAACAATTTCTAACATGAAAGAATCACCTGGAAATTTCAATTTTCTTGATTCGGATGAAATGTGGACAAGAAATAAAAACGGAAATCTCGGTATTATAAAAATTCCAAAACAAGATATAATAAAAAGTAGCAATTTTTCTAAAGAAGAAATGGAAAGGCAAACAAAAGAAACAAAAGAAAGAATAATAGATGGTGCAAAAAATATGAAGTTGGATTCTGATAAAAAATCTTCACTAGAAACAAGTGACAACATGTTTGCTCAAATGTTTCAAAGAGCTCAAAAAGTTTATGAAGATTTAATGTTAGCTAGTGATAGTACAAAATTTAAACCTACTATAATAGATGCAAGTAAGAGTGTTGCAACTTCTGGTGGCGGTAATTCTGGCACCATTTTTTCAGCTCCTGTTCGTACAGATGATGATACTCTAAAACTTATACTGAAAAAAAATACTCACTCATTTGCATAATAAAAAACCCCGCACTAGGCGGGGTATCAAGTTCCATGAAAGATAGAAGTTTAGTCTTCTTCAGCCAACTTTGAGAAGTAAGCCATATCGTCATCATCACCAGATAATGACAATTCAGGTTCAGCAGCCTTAGGTTTAAATGCCTCAGGTGTTGCCTTCATTTGTTCAACAGTAGTCTTAGGTTTAATAGTCTCACCCAAACCAAGAACACGAGTCAAACGAGTCAATAGTTCTTCATATGTCTTGAATTCTTTATCGGCAGTCATCTCTTTCAAAGAGTGTTCTGATTTCCAGATTTTTTCAAGCTTTGCATCATCCGTAGACAATGGTGCAGGAGATTCAAATTCAGACTTGTCATAGTTTTGGTATCCCTCAACTTTACGAATCTTCAACTTGAAGTTAGCACCAGCCCACAGGTCGAACGGATTGATTGCCTTTTCATCAGCAAACTGTGGGTTCATTGCTTCAGTAATCTTATCAAAGATTTTTTTACCAAAACGGAACAATTTGATTTGTCCTTCGTTCTCAGGATGTTTTGGATCCGAAACGATATAAACATTTGCAATGTAGTTCAGTTTACGTTTCTGTTTGCGTACAATCTCTTTATTGGCTTCGATACCAGAATTCCACAATGAAGAATTGTGTTCACACACAGGACATTGTTGGTTCTTGGTTGTCAAGCAGTTGTCAATAAGCCAACCACCAGGACCTTGAAAGCCGTGTGAGAATAATTTGACCCACGGAAGTGCGTCATCACCATCTACAGCCGGAGCTGGAAGAAAACGGAGAACAGCCATGCCGTTGCCGGCTTTGTCTACTTCAGGTTTCCAATAATTGTCTTTGTTGTCAGAACCCTCTGAGGTGTTTAAAGCTTCGATAGCTTTAGAGAGTTTGTCAAGATTGCCCGAAGAGCGTTTAAGATTTGCGAAA